TTGTCCTGTGATTGCATTTGCACCACTTAATGCTGTTAAGTTTCCATTAGTATCTGTTCCTACATCTGGGAATCTAGTTTGATAATAATATAATATTTTATTTGTAGCATCAAATTCAATAACTTTAGCAACAGCACCTGTAGTTGCTTGATTGAGTTCTTCATCAGCAGTAAATGTACCTGATACAGATGAGAATATAGCAGCATAAATTTGTCGTCTAGTGCTTGCAGTTGCAACCGTACTTGTTCCAAAGTTTGTAGGATTTCTTACAAGTCCTATTCTTCTAAAATCGTTTTCAACTCCAATGTCTGAAGTACCTTCAACACCAACAAGTGATTTGTTCATCATTACATAGAAAGCGCCTAATTCTGTTAGGGCATCACTACCATGACCACCTTTTGGTGGAATAATTACATTTAGATTACATCCTGATCCTGCACCAGCAGCATTTGTTGCAGCGATAATATCAGCACTTCTAATGTAAGCAAAAGTGTATCCTGTTCCTGCAGTTGTTACAGTTGCACTTGCAATAGCACCTGAACTGATTACTACAGAAGCAACACCACTTGAACCATCACCACGAATTGGGATTGCAGTAATAGTTGTACCAGATGATACATTGTAACTTGATCCACCAGCAACAACTAAGATTGTGTCTAACGCACCATTAACGGCAGCTGCTGATACGGTAGAATCTGTTGAAGTGTGAATAAAATCTGTTGACATAAAGTTAAGAGTTTCAGCAGATGTTAAAGAATACATATACTTCCATCTATAACCATCAGATGTACTAAAAATTGAGTTTGATGTAGAAGTTGGTTCTACTGTTGATGCTGTTGCACCATCATTTTCTATTACTTTATAAACAGCAAAAGAGCCGTTCATTACCACATAAGATGAGTCGAATAAGTTTGTTGCCCCACTTGCGGCAGCATTACCTGAACCTATATTATGTTCGTACATATCATAAGTTGTTCCTGTTGTCCAGTTTCTTCTTGGTATTACTCTTGATACATCAGTTGAAGCAACTAGTTTTGCCCCTAACATATCATCATAGTTGTAAAATTCAGATGTTACATCATCATTAGGTGTAGGCGGGGAAGCGTCTGTTCCTTCGGCTATTGTATTGCCTTGAGCGTCAACATCAGATGCCCAAGAATGAGCTCTTCCTATAAACAAATAATACGTTTCAGCAGATGTTTCCGAGAAGGACTCAACGAACTGTTCAGCATTATTTATTCTAAATTTGTTTGTTATAATTGCTGCCATTTTAATTTCCCATTATTTTAGTATTTACTATTATTTATAAGACTTTATTAACTGCTTTTGGTTACCTCTGTAGGAAATGCAAAATTAGTCTTATGATTTAAATTACTGTTAGTTCCTTTGATATCTCCTAGTGTCATACCCTCACCATCTACACTTGCATTTAATGTGCCTGTAAATCGTAGGTTGTTCCAGTCTTTGATTGTTGTACTCCAAGAATCTGATTGTGGATTTTGTAATACACCAGATTCATTTTCTAGTCTTATCTCTCCTGCGCCTGTGTTACCCTCTAAAGTGATTGCATTATTAGCAGCAAATGCATTAAAACAAAAAGTGTTTAAGTTTCTCATTCTAGGTCCCCCATATGCATATCCGTTTCTAACTAATACATTTTTGACTTTGTAAGTATTTAAGTCATAAAAACTATTTCTATTTCTTTGTTCTAACTCTATTGTCGTTTCAGGAGAAAGGTTTACATCTTTCTGACCTGCTGCATAATGTGAACTAGTGAAAGCAGTACTTACTTGAGGAGAATATCCAGCATTTGCAGCTGCTCTTGACCTCAAAGTTTTACCATCTAGTTGAACGGCATTACTCATAAACTTAAATCCAACACCTGTTCGTCTACCAAAGACAGTAGAGAATAATGTATTTAATCTCATATAGATTGGACTATCTGAAGTACCAGAGAATAATCCTTGAGATAATGTAGCGCCAACAGGTTGTCTAACACCACCTGCTAATTGTGTTTGAATATTAACTTCACCAGTTACATAGAACCCACTTGGGTGAACTGCTCGTTTTAGAGAATCTCTCCATTTATTAATTGATTCAGAAACTTTGATAACATAAGAAAAATCTTGATAGTATAAACTATCTTGAACTTTTTTAGTTAATTCAGATATATGTCCATCTTGATTTATATATTTTCCTAATGTTGTAATTTTTGTATCAATTGTTGTAGTACCTGTAACAGGATCAGATTTTGCTACAACAGCAGTTGGTCCATCAGAAAAGGTAACTGTGTCTCCTATTTCTAATGCACTTGTTGTTGCTGTGTATTTTAAAAGGGGTGCTGTAAAACCTACTACTGTTCCTGTTGCACCACTTACATTACTTGTAAATGTTGAATCATCAGTAATTGTTCCTGAAACTGTTTTAAGTACAGCATAATGAGGAAATGCTAAAGTAGGGGCTGATGTATAATCAATACCATGTTCAACAATATTAAATGATGTTGCACGACCAATGTTTTTACCAAAAGGTATAACTGTTGCATTTACTCCATCAAATGTTTCTGATAATATATTTCCACCATCTTCAAGAGCTAGTCTTCCGTTACCGGCTGTACTCGTATCTACAATTATTGTTAATGATTCATCTTCATTTAATATGTTATCTACATTACCAAAATTATCTAATTGTTCTTGTCGAATAAAATCATCACCATCTTCTAACTGACTAACAAAAGATAATCTTCGTTCATTTGTAGCACCTTCTAATCCTATATGTCTATCACCAATTGTAAGTGTTGCTGTTGGTAAAGTTGTGTAACCAGAACCACCTGCAATCATTCGTATATCAGTTATATCTCCAACACCTGTTGAATTTTCTTGAACTATTTTATTACCAAAATAACGATCACCTATACCCATAGTATCTTCTAATACAACATGGTCATCTGTATAAAATTCATATGGTGTATTTGGTTCTGAAAATTGATTCAGAAGAAAAGAAGTTTCTGCTGTCTGTGAATCATGTTCTTCTAATAATATTTCTCCAACTTCATTTTCTAACTCTACTTTAATTTCTGTATCTGTTTCGTGAGATGAAGAATCTAAAAACTTTGCTGATTCAACACCCTCTCCAGCAACATATCCTTCTGGATTAAAACTATCTTCTAATTCTAAATCACCTGAACCGCCACCAGGTGTTGTTCCTGTTTCTAATTCAACATGAACAGCAAGACTTCCTGCTTCAGGTGCAAACCCACCATTAACAATAGAAACTTTTGCTTCAGCAGTTCCTGAACTAAATGTTATTGTATCACCAATATCATATTTTGTACCAACAACATCAACAACAACTTCATCAACACCTGCGCCTTGAATATCTAAAACTGAAACACGACCACCAATTCCTGAACCGCCACTTACTGTTGCTTCATCACCTACTGTTAATGTACTTCCGTCATTTGTAATTGCTGTTGTTGATAGACCTTGACTTACAGTTACTTTGATTTCTGTTTCAGGATCAACATAACTAGTTCCTGTTACTTCTACTCCTGTGACAAATGTACCAGTTATAGTTTCATCATTAACAGCAATTTCTATAATCTCTACTGACCCTGCTTGAAACTTTGTAACATTTTCTACAACTGCTGTAGCAGTATTAATTGTGGCAGAAGCAGGATTATTTGGTTGTGTAATTGTTTGTCCAACTAAAAAGATAGGGTCATTAACTGCTTGTGCTGCAGTTTGTGTACAGCGAATAAATGTTTGTCTACTCCAACCACCAGCAGATACTCGTAACATATCATTAGCTGGTAAATAAACTTCTGAAGGTTCATTAAACAATATTCTGAAAAATGCTTTGTGTGCCTTTGATGTTCCTTTTGCTCGATATAAGGATTTTATATTTTTAATTAATTTTCTTGTATCAACATTAGCGTGAGTATCTTTAGGAATTGTATTAAGAAATTCCTCTTTCATTTGAGATAAGAAATCGTTTATCGTATGGTCGGGATCTGAATAGTTTAAGAGTTGTTGTAAATTCTCAACAGGATTAGCACGATACTTAGCAACTTTGGCTGTTGCACCTGATATAGAACCAGTTACAGTTTCTCCTGTAATCCAAGCATTGTTTGCTGAAACAAATAATCGTGAATTGCCTAGTATGTCATCTGCTAAAACAGTTGATGTTGCACCAGATGTTGTGCCTGTAATTGTTTCATTTTTTTGAAAAGAACCACCAAATGTATTTTCTTCATCAACAACTTTACTACCATTATCTAAACCATTCTTATCTGTTTGGTCAAGTAATACATAACTATCAGTTAATGTTTCAGTTTCTAAAAGTATTTGATCTATGTTTGTAAATGTATCTAAATTTAATTCAGCAGATTCCATGAATAAGAAATATGAAGAAAGAAATTCTGTAAATTTAGGATGGTCTGTTAAAACAAATTCAGGTACCTGTTGAGCAACAAGTGTGGATATTTTTTTCTTATTTGTTTTCTTTTTATCTGCCATAATTATTCTCTAGTAAGAAGAATAACTGCTGGTTGTTGTGTAAGATGTTCCCGCTTGTGAACTACCACTTTCAATTGCATCTACATCACCACTTACAGTTGAATTAGCACTATCAATTTCTAAAACTTGATTACGAACAGGTATAATATCATTTGAACTTGGTATTGTAGTTACTCTTATTCTTGTACTAGCCGCACCATCAACATTTGAAATACTTGTAATATTAGCAGAAGTTAAAATAACTTCTCCAGTTGCATAATCAACAGTACCATAAGTTAAACTTGTATATAATCTTGTAGTACCACTTAAATAGTAAACTCGTAAATTGCCAGCACCATCATCATCTAAAAAATGTTCACTAACAGAACTGTCATTACTAATTTTAAAACCTGTTGAAGTAACAATACCACCAGCAGTTGAATTATGTCCAGAGTGTGGATTATAAAATGCATTGTTAAATGAAAGTGTATATTTTAATCCTTCACTTAAAGTTGGTGTAACATACTTGTACATCTTAACAGTTGTAATATTACTTAGTATAGATGTGTCAGCATTATTCACTGCTTCAAGTAATTTTGAATATCTAAACATACCAGTAAAGTTTTCTAGTGTTTCATTATTATAAACTGCAATTGCATTAGCAATATTTGTTTGAAGTGTAGATATATCTTTTACAGTTTTACCAGAATCATATTTAAAAGATGTTGCCAATGTAATGTAAGTTGTTTCTGGGTCTATAATTTCAGGTCTTACAGAAGCAACAGCAAACTTTTTAAGACTTTGTACTATACTTGCTTTAGTTGTTTCAGTTAAATTAGAACCCGACCTTGCTTTGATAGAAATAAAAACTTTACCATAATTTGGTATTGCAGCATCTTCACCGCCATAGACTTGAACGGCTTGAGCATTTGCATATAAACTTTTAACGAGAACTTTATAATCTTCAGCAGTTACAGCTCTATCTTGAGTTGAGTAATCTCTTGGTGCATTATACTTTATTGATGAAATACTTTCAGGTCCTGTTCCGCCATTTGCATTACTTACAGTTGTGATTGTTGCACTTGAAAATCCACCAATACTTCCTGATAATGTAAATGTTGAAGCGCCGTTAGGAGCATCTTGATTACAAGTAACATAATCTAAGATAACAATATTACCATCAGCAATAGGTTGCCCTAAAGCGCCATCACCAAAGTAAACTTCGTATCTACCATTCTCAACTTCTTGTAAAAAGTAAACTTTAGATGTTGAATCTAATCCTGTAATACCAGTTGCTAATGTGTAAGTGTTTGTTGTAGAGTCTGAAGAAGATTCTTGAACTTTAACGGTTAGTGTAGTTGTATCAACATTATCGTTTGGTATAATAAATCGTTGGTCAATATCAGATGTACTTGCAGTATATTTAAAATTTAAATACGAACCCTCTCTAACTGTAAGATTACTAAATTTATAAACACCGTCAGTAGGATTAATACTTACGTCAGCATTATTAACAAAACTATATGACTGACCGTCAACTGTAGTTGTGAATTTTGTTCCTCTTGACATTGTAAGAGAAGAACCACTTGCATTATTTACTAATACATCAATAGTTGCCGTTGCGGCTGTTGTACTTGTAGGAGTGTAACCTACTTGTTTTGCTTTTGATACAACACTTGAACGTAAATCAGCACTATCAATAAACATTTCGTTTGCTAACATATTCGCATTATATGCTAAATAGTGTGTATTATATGCTAATGTATCAAGTAAAACGGACATACCAGATCCTTCAAAATCATAATCGGTAAATTCATCTTGCTGTGATAAAAAAGTTTTTAAATTTCCTTTAATACCATCAAAGTCTAATTCTGATATTTCTAATTTTGTTGCCATTTTATCTTAATCTCTCTAAAAAGGATTCTACTGTTACTGGTTCTGGATGATTAACTACATAAAAAGATATTTGACAAGCGTATCCATTTCTATCAAACATTGGCTGTGTATTCACTTGAACTAATCGACACCTTGGTTCATAATTTTTAATAAGTAATTCAACATTCTTTGAGATCATATGATTCATTTGTGGAGTAATGTTTTCAAATAACATTGCCCTCAAATTAGACCCTATCTCAGGATGAAAAGGTTTTTCATAATGATTTGTATTAATCAAATTTCGCACACTTCTTTTTACTGCTTCAACATCAGTAAGTTTCTGAATATCTTTTGTAGCAGTATTTTGTTGAAAGCTTAAATTTAAGTCCTTGTAAATCCTAGAACTTCTTTTACTTTCGTTGGTCTGTGTAGCGTCATATCTTGACATTGAGTAATCTCTCCTATGTAATATTTATACCGATTATCTAACCACCAACAAATACATTACCTGATCCACCTGCTCTTGGATGAGTACAAGTATCGGCATCACCTGTTCTATTAATTGCAATCCCACCTGCAGAAACAGTTGAACTTCCATTAGCAGTTTTCCAGGTTCCTGCAGAATGAGGAGGTCCAACTGGATGTCCTGTTCCTATAGAACCATTAACAGAAACTAATTTACTGTTTACAAAAACAGTAGATTGGGGAACTGAATTAATTACTCCACCACCTGTGTTAGCATCTCCGTTTCTTTGTGCCGCTGCCATTATTTTTTCTTAACTTTTTTAGTAATTTTCTTTGTTACTTTCTTTACTACTTTTTTAACTTCTCTTTTTGCTGGTAAAGTACTTTCACTTTTTCCCCAATTTTTCCATAAGCTATCTAAATATCCCATAATCTTCCCTTTCATTTTTTAACTTTCTTCTTTGCCCTTAGTGGCGGTTTAGATGCCTTAAAAGTATTCACTTTACCTTTAGTTAAAGTCATACCGTCAGGTGCAGGAACTTTTCCTCCATCTATTAATTTCTGTCTATTGATTAAATGTTGTGCTTGAACTGAATCTTTATTACCACCGTTGTAAGCAACAGCG